GGCAAAGGCATGAATTTATTTGCAGAAGTACATCGCAAGATGACATATTCATGTCCTCAACTTGGAATTGAAGATGCGCCTGTCAGACAAGCGCTGTTACGCAATGGCGTTGAAGATATAGTCAGCAACGTAATTACCGGCAATGACTTTGCAGAGCGACTTGAATCAGCTGAAAGAAGCAAGAACCATAACGAAAGTGAATTAGAACAGCTGATGTCACGGGAAGGCAAACCTTTTGAATATGAAAAGGAACTGGAGCAAGCCAAGAAGCAATTTATCGAATACTCCGAACTTATGAAAAAGGAAATGGCGGAAAAAGAAGCCAAGTATGCAGAAATGGACGCCAGCGTTGAAAGCGCCACTGACATCAATAATACAGAGGAAGAAGACGATGTGTTATATAGAGAAGATGAATATAAGACCGAGAAAATTTTTGGCGGTATTTGGATTGAAGATAAACAAGAATTTGCTAAATTTGTATCGGCAGTAAATAACAATTACGTCTTTGAAGAGGGCAGCGAAGGTATTACATATACAGATAATCATTTCTATGCTTATTATTGGAATATCGACGGCGAACCTATACCATATATAGACGTTTATTTGAATGCCGAAGAAAGTCAAGATGTAGTAAATGAAGTAAGCAAAGAAATAAACCATGTCAGAAGAGGTAAAGGAATTAAGAAGTATATTGATAGGGCTATTACACGAGCTGGAAGTTCCAACGGTAAGAATAATGGCAACCATGGCAATAATAAGAGCATTCCACATAGAGCAGGAAATGATAAACTGGGTGGCAACATTCTCCGGAAAGGAAGATACTTTGACAATCCAAGCCTTTATGTCAAAACTCAAAGAACTGACAGATTCAGAATAAACAATAACACCTCCTCTCCTACCCGTGTCCAACGCAGACAGATGATTGAGCATGTCGAGAATCTCGCAAAGAAGCTGCACCTTGACAACATTGAAATCGTCAACAGCGTAAGCGGACTGGACGGAAAGAAGAAGTCCGCAAAAGGTTTCTACAATCCTAAGACAGGTAAAATTACCATCGTGACACCTAACAACACAAGCATTGCGGACATCGAGAAGACATTGCTTCACGAGGCTGTCGCTCACCATGGTTTGCGTGAATTGTTCGGAGAGCTTTTCGATACTTTCTTAGATAACGTTTACAATAACGTTGAGGAGAGCATTCGCAAGCGTATCGCCGAACTCGCCATAAGAAAATACAACTATGATTTCCATAAGGCGACAGAAGAATATCTCGCCTCTCTTGCTGAAAGCATCAACTTCGAGAACGCTCGGAAATCAAGCTGGTGGCAGAAGATTAAAGACTTCTTCGCCGATATGCTCAGCAAGTTGGGATTTAAGGATTTTAGAGGAATCACTCTTACCGACAACGAACTTCGCTACATCTTATGGAGAAGTTACGAAAACCTTTCATCAAACAGGCATAAAGACGTATTCGGAGAAGCCACCGACATCGCAAAGCAATATGAATTAGGTACGGGAGAGTTTGAGAATAATTCAGACGTTATGTTCAGAGACGGAGATCCTGAGATTCATGAGAAGGAGTTGGTAAGAGACAAATACGACAGACGTATAAGAACAGGCTGGTATCAGTCAAAAGAAGCCATGCAGGATTCCATGCTTTCACTCAAAGAAGCGATGAAAGATATTGCAGGTATGGAAATTGAAGATATTGACGGTTTTGAAAATGCCTATCTCGGGGAAAACCGTCTGTCAAGCGTCAACAAAGCGGAAGCAGACGCTTTTGCCCGTGTATTATTCAAGCCAATGCTTGATGAAGTTGCAAAATTATCACCTACAGCAGCGGAAAGACAAGAACTTGTTGATTATATGATGGCAAAACATGGTCTTGAACGTAACGTCAAGATGGCTGAACGTGAATCTAAGGAAACTGGAAAGTCATTAGCAGAATGCCGTAAAAGAGACTATGCAGGTCTTACAGCGTTGACTGGATTCGATAATGCTCAAGATGCAGAAGCCGAAGCGAAAAGAATGGTCGATGAATACGAAAGCAACCATGATACCACCGATTTATGGAATAAGGTTAACGCCGTAAGCAAAGCTATTCTTTCCAAGTCATACGAATGCGGACTGATGGATAAGGACACATTTGATAACATTTCAGATATGTACGAATTCTATATTCCGTTAAGAGGTTTTGATGATAAGACAAGTGCCGACGCATACGCATATCTGTTACATAAACACAGTGCTTTCAATGCTCCTATCAAGAAAGCGGAAGGTCGTACATCAAAGGCTGACGACCCATTCGCTTATCTCCAGTCAATGGCAGAAAGTACCATAATGCAAGGTAATAGAAATAAACTAGTAAAACAACGCTTCCTTAACTTTGTGCTCAACCATCCGAGTGACCTTGTAAGTGTCAGTGATTTGTGGTTGGAATATGATAAAATCAATGATGAGTGGAAACCGGTATTTCCCGACAATATCAATACTGATGATTCGGGAGAAACAGTTGAGCAAAAGATAAAGGACTTTGAAGAAAAGATGGAGTTATTAGCACAAAACGAACCTGACAGATATAAGAAAGGTCGAGACGCTATAGGTATCCCTTACAGAGTCGTTGAAAACAGAGATTTACAACAACATCAAGTTATCGTCAAACGCAACGGCAGAGATGTCATACTGACCATAAATGGCAATCCTCGTCTGGCTCAGGCATTGAACGGACAGACTAATCCTGATAACGACATGTCGGGTGCTATCGGTGCTATACTTCGTAGCGGAGAGTGGGTGAATCGTCAGTTGAGCGCATTCTACACTACTCGTAATCCTGACTTTGTTGTCTCCAACTTTTTGAGAGACATGCTGTACTCAAATTCAATGGCTTGGATCAAGGAATCGCCAAACTACGCATTGCGTTTCCACAGAAACTATATGATGGCGAATCCATTCAAAATGAAACGTCTTTTGTCAAAATATCGCAACGAGAATCTTGATATGAATGATAATGTTGAAAAAATGTTCTATCAGTTCATGATGAATGGCGGAGAGACAGGATATGTCAACATCAGAGATATCGAGCAACATAAGAACGATATACGCAAGGAATTAAGAAAATCTAATGGCAGGCTCAAAATCAGCCGTGCGTTAAGTCTGTTAGCGGAACGTTTCGATGAACTAAACAGAGCCATTGAAAACTGTGCTCGTTTTGCAGCATTTATGACTTCTAAGGAAATGGGTAGAACTACGGACAGGGCTATCTATGACGCAAAGGAAATAAGCGTCAACTTCAACAAGAAAGGCAGTGGTTCAAAATTCTACGGAGAAGTAGGACAGACTATTGCCGGCAATGCAGGTTCTTTAATATCAGGATTGGGGCGTAGCGGATATGTATTCTGGAATGCGGCTATACAAGGTACGACTAATTTCGGCAAACAAGTCAAACGCCATCCGGTAAAGGCGTTTACAGGAATAGCATCTATATTTATATTCGGTGCATTGATGGCTTATCTCGGAATGGACGACGATGAAGAAGACAATGAGAACTCATACTATAATCTTCCTGATTATGTAAGACGTAGCAATATTCTGTTTAGAGCTGGAGAGCATTGGATTTCAATACCATTACCGGTTGAATACAGGGCTATATATGGGTTGGGAGAATTGATGATTTCGACATTCAGCGGCAAAGAACATCTTTCTGATCCAGAGTTGGCAGAAGCAATTATCGGACAGATGACACAAGTGTTGCCTTTGGACTTTATGGAAGGCGGAGGCGGTTTGAATGCCGTCGTTCCATCTGCTGTAAAACCATTATGGGAAGCACACGAAAACGTAAGTTGGACAGGACTTCCTATATACAATGATAATTCTTATAACAAGAATATGCCAGAATGGACAAAAGCATACAAGAGTGCAAATAAACATATAGTAGGTTTAGCAGAAGCATTAAACGAAGCTACAGGCGGTGACAGATACACAAAAGGGAACATCGACATCAATCCTGCCAAAATAGAATACGTGCTTAAAGGTTACTTCGGAGGTATCTATAATACAATAGACAAGATGTCTAAAATGGCAGAGACCGCTGTTGGAGAAAGAGAATATGACCCTCAAAACTTCTTATTGCTCAACAGAGTTGTCAAAGCCGGTGACGAACGCACAGAATATAGAGCTGTAAACAATGAATATTTCAGATTAAAAGAAGAACATGACAATCTTAGATCGCGTATTAAAAATTACGAAAAGGACACCTATAACGGAATATTCGATTACGCCGATAAAATAGATTTTCTCTACAATTCGCCAGAATATCTGAGATACGAAATCTTTGAACTGTATAGAAAAGACATCGAATCTTTGAATGAAATGTTGAAGAACACCTACGATAATGACGAGCGCAAAGAACTTGAATCGTATCTCAACGAAATCAAAAAAGAGATGATTGAAGAAATGAACAAGACACGCAAACGTGCGTAAAGAGTTAAACTTATGATGAGTGCTTGGGGTGTTACATTTGCACCTCGAGTACTCATTTATTTAAGTTAACAACAATGCCAACAGAAAATAAGAAATTACTATCCCTCAGCCGTGTCAGACCCAAACAAAGCGACGACACGGAAATGGACAGCGTTATATACGAACAGCAACACAATAAAAACAGAGCATTCCATATACTTACGGAAGCACAGCATTATTGGATGATGATGAGCGATTTCCGCAAGGAACGCCAACGCAACAAACGCTACACATACGGCAAACAATGGGATGATATCATCTGTGTTGACGGCACAGTCATGACCGAAGAGGAATATATCAAAAGTCAGGGTAACGTTCCTCTAAAAAACAACCTTATCAGAAGACTTGTCAGGAGTGTTCTGGGAGTGTACCGCTCCCAATCCAAAGAACCTACATGTTATGCACGTGACGGAGACGAACAGAAATTGGGAGAAACGATGTCAACCGTACTGCAATGTAACATGCAACTTAACAGGATGGACGAGGTTCACGCTCGCAATATGGAAGAGTTTCTTATAAGCGGATTTGTGGTAAACCGCAAATCTTTCGGATGGCGTGACGGAAAGATGGATTGCTGGACGGATTACATACAGCCGGACAACTTCTTTATCGATAATAAGATGAGAGACCTAAGAGGTTGGGACGTGAGCTGTTTGGGGGAAATCCACGACATACCTTTCGGACAACTCGTACAGCAGTTCGCGAAATCCCCCGAAGAATACAACCGACTCAAAACGATATATGATTACGCCAACAACAGAAGTTACTTATTATCATACGCTGAGAAATTCGGTTATAAAACCGACAATTACGATTTCTTCCTTACGAGCAATCCAGGACAATGTCGGGTAATAGAGGTATGGCGCAAGGAACAGAAAGCACGCTATAGATGTCACGACTACCAGAACGGAGACATTTACAAGATAAATGAAGAAGATCTGCAGAAAGAGGTCGTCAACATCAATGCGGAGCGACTGAGGATGGCGGCAGAGACGGGAATACCTGCAGACGATGTACCCCTAATTGAAACCACATGGTTTATCGACGACTATTGGTATTTCTACTACCTGTCCCCTTTCGGAGATATTCTTGCGGAAGGAGAAACACCATACGAACACGGTTCGCATCCATACGTATTTAAGGCATATCCTTTCATTGACGGAGAGATTCACTCGTTTGTTGCGGATTTCATCGACCAACAACGTTATACAAACAGACTTGTAACACTATATGACTGGATCATGAAAGCGAGCGCAAAAGGCGTGCTTATGATGCCGGAAGATTCGCTTCCTGACAGCATGTCGATGGAACAGATATCTGATGAATGGGCTCGTTTCAACGGTATCATTCTTTACAAACCGAGCAAATACGGTAAAGTTCCTGAACAGGTTCATGCCAACTCAACCAATATCGGCATCAGTGAATTGCTGAACCTGCAACTTAAATTCTTCGAGGATATTTCGGGTGTCAACGGAGCTTTGCAAGGCAAACCAGGATTCTCCGGTGAGAGTGCGGCTCACTTTAACCAACAGACACAGAACGCCACAATGTCGCTGCTTGATATTCTTGAAACTTTCGGCAACTTTGTCATTGACGGAGCATACAAGGATGTCAAGAACATGCAACAGTTCTATGACAGCAAACGGGTGTTCAACATTGCAGGTAAAAGCGGAGCGAATATCGTTTATGACCCTAAGAAGATTCGTGATGTCGAATTTGATTTGAATATCATTCCAAGCACCACCACACCTGCATACAGAATGATGGCAAACGACTTCCTGATGCAGTTGTTCCAATCACAGGCTATCAGCGTCGAGCAATTATTGGAATTCGGTTCATTCCCATTTGCCAAAGATCTGTTGCAAAGCATCAAGTCGCAGAAAGAACAGATGGAGCAAGGTCAGGTTCCAGACGGCATATCGCCACAGCTCATGCAACAGGCACAGCAGGGTGCGAATATGGATGCCGTAAACAGACTATACGGCGCGATGAAAGCTGCATAATATTAATACGTCCTAAATTAAAATTCCAGATGTCTCTGTAATAAAATGAAACATCTGGAATTTTAATTATTTACAAGCCTTATAGACAAGATATCCTACTCCTCCTATCAATGTAACACATGCAAAAAACGGATTAATGGCCAATCCAAGTTCAATACCAATTTTCATTACTCCTAATGATCCGAGTTTTGCGGCAATAAATTCTGTTATAGTAACAGTTGTTGAACCCAATAATGAGGCAGCACTACCAATTGCAAGACCAGCAGCAAATAGTTCGTCATTTTGACCTGTTAATTTATTCATAAAGGTAAAGATTTAAGGTTATACAATTTATTTATTTTATTAAAATACTTACACTTACAGGTGTGTATAGTTTTATTTCCACCTTATAATATACCTTCATTAGAATAATGGAAGATTTCTCTATCTAATTTTTACTGTAACACTTGATCCCAAGTAATTATATACTTGGTTTAATAAATTGTTTTTTATATCGTCGCTTCTGTAACAGGTCTTGCTCTTCTGATATTGGCATACTGGTTTTTCTTAACGAATTTCGGCAATTCCATTTCATTGAAACAGATGTGCATTCCTATAGCCCTTGTCATAAGCAAGTCGTCATGCTTGCCTGTTATCGCACCATACGAGCCATTCTGTCTTTTCTCATAACACATATACTCGAACAGACATCTTTCGTCACGCTCAACATACATCTTGTCTCTAATGACCTTTACAAGATTATGTATGATCATAGGCTTTGTCGCCGTGTTGGTATGGAATCCGTATTTGACTGGCACTTTCTCCCTGATATCCTCTTCGGATTGCTTCCTTGCATACAGTTCTCCTGGATAGACATCTGCGATGAGATTGAGTATATAATGCGACAGATCTCCATCAACATCCCTTTCCTTATCGTGGGTTTCCAATGTATTTGATTCGATTACCAATAAGGAGTTGTCATAATACGCCGCTATCTGCGCCGCTTTCCATGCAAGCAGGTCTATATCGGTATGTCCGTACCATTGGGCCACGACCACAGGCTTGTCCCCATCTATCATAAACAACCTGTCAAATACGACTATCGCCGAAAAGTCTGCCTTGTTGGAACGACCACCAACGTCAACAACGGTAAGATAACGGTTCTTGCATACCTCATCGTCATAAATCTCAGGCTCGGACCATATATATAAAGAACCTTGTCTGTCGTCTTTAAAACGGAGGTTCTGGAACGCTTTCTTTCCTTCATCGCCGTCAGCATACACCTCTCCTATACGTTTGGGATTCCTGCATGAGGGTTTGAATTCCTCAACCTTATATTTATCAAAGACACGTGCACCTGAGTGAACGAACGCTTCTACGTCATCAGACGGATATTCAGCCGCCATAAGACCGTGATCAGTGTATTTCCTGCGTTCGTGGATATACCAATTGATGGCTTCGAGTGTAGCACCTTTTTCCCACAGCCACCATAGATATTTACCTGACACTTCTCTTGTTGAAGGTTCGTGGGCATTATTCCTATTCTCATACAAGCTGCTTGCAAACGCCAGTCTTTCTTTTTCGTTCTCAAACGGCAGAGAATATATATCGATATCAAACCAGCTGATGAACAAGGCTTCAAATTGCGATTTGCCTTTCTTGGCATCGTCATATTCTATATGGAAGAAATTGCCTGCTCCGTTGGCTGTGCTTTCGTACACTATCATCGTATATGGTTTGTACAATATACCAGAAGTTGCAGAACGTACAATATCTTCAGGTTTCTTTTCTTCCGTCACCTTCCATATACCGACTTCAGACAAATGCACAAGGTTATAGTCACCACCACGACATGAATCAGGACGCTCGGCAGTACCTATCTTTATCTTACAGTTTCTTTGCGGTACTCTATGAATGTTACCGGAATGACCTACGGATTCAAGCTTCGATTCGTTATCATTATATGTCTCATTTATCCTATACAACATCTCGACAGGATATTGCTTTATCATTCTGTCGAACATGTCCTTAATCTCGTCCGAGCCTGTACCCTGATGAGCGATGATAAGGCTGTTGAGACCTTTACGGTGCATGAGCTGTAGCCATGCCATGTATATCTGCGATGTCGTAGAGCCGCCCCATTGACGTGCTTTAAGAAGTATCAGCCTGATTGGTTTCTTGGCTTTGCGTAACGCTTCAAGACGCTCAACAAATCTTCTTTGCGGACGTGTCAGACAAAAACGCACATCTTCTCCCCCGCCCTTATTTTTGATAAACACATAAAAGGCCGCCCAAAACGCAAAATCATATCTGCAACGCAGCTTGACGAATTGCCTGATGACTTTCTCTCGTTCCCTGTAATAATCATCAAAAGCGAAATTCTCATCAACGGATTGTTTCTTACGTTCCAGTTCGTCAAGCAGTCCTTCAACAGAACCGTGCTTGATTAGTTTCTTCACAAGCGGAATCTTAAGCATTTCAACAGGAAGATATTGCCTGCGAATCGGGAAGTCTTCAATAACGACCAGTTGTCTTTCACCAATGGAACTCCTACCTGTAATAGGACAGAAAGGAGCATTGATTAAGGCAAGACGTTTTTCATTTTCCCTTAATATGTCACTGGCATATGTAATCGTTTCCATGTCATTGGATTATATGATACGCAATCTTTTCATTTTCTCCATTCGCCACTTCTTCCTGTATTTCACTATCATCACTTTGGCTGTACCTGGTGACAGATAGAATTTAGGAGCTTCCTGATTTATCGCCATAGTACATAAATCAATCATAGTCCTGTCTGGATATGTTTGCTGTAAAATTTTCACACGATGGTATAATTCCAAGAACATCTCCTTTTTAGTCGGCCACATTGTGTCCAATACATTCTCCCCTCTCATTATGGCGGAAATCACCAAGGCACAACGCGTCTCGCTAACCCAAAATCTTTTGGAAGGTTTATTAACTATCGTCTTGTATAGCTCGGTCATACTGATATGTCTGCACGAAGCTATATACTCGTCATACGCTCTCATGAGATCTCTGATACGTTCCTCAGAGTACTCTATTTTAGTTCCCGGCTGCTTCATTATGGTTTGTTGTTTTTTTCAAAATTAAAGGTTTCATGTGGTAAAAGATAAACCTATGATTCACTTTACCATATCTAATTTTGCTTGAGTTTAATCAGTATAAATTAATTCATAAAGGTTATGTCTGAAAATAAGCAAGTTAAAACCAACCGTGATCGATATAACGAAAGACTGAAAGCAAAATATCCCGATAAGGAATTCGCCGACGACGAAGCTGTTTTCGGTCAAATCAACGAAGATTACGAACATTACGACCAAGAATTGGCAGGTTATCAGGAAAGGGAAAAATCACTATCAGACCTTTTTTCCTCCAATCCAAGAAGCGCAGCATTCCTGACAGACTGGCGTAAGGGAGAAGATCCAATCGTTGGCATGATAAGGAAATATGGCGATGATTTCAAGGCTGCTCTTGAAGACCCAGAAAAACAAGAAGCACTCGCCGCCGCAAGCAAAGAATACGCAGAACGTGTCGCCCAAGAAAAAGACTTTGAGGAACAATACCAGAAAAACATTTCCGAGAGTCTCACAACAATTGAAGAGATACAGAAAGAAGAAGGTATTGATGACACCGAAATCGATAATATCATGGAATTCCTTATAGGCATCATGAAAGACGCCATCCTTGGCAAATTCTCAAAAGAAAGCATCCTTATGGCACGCAAGGCACTCAACCACGACGCAGATGTCGCAATAGCGGACCATGAAGGCGAAGTAAGAGGAAAGAATACCAAGATAAAAGAAAGCCTCCGTAAGAGCAAACAAGGCGATGGAATGCCTATGCTCAACGGACAGAACGGTAGTGTCAGCGAAAAACGCAAACCTAAGACCATGTTTGATTTGGCAAACGAAGCGATGTAATCATGGAAGGTATTGTCGTACAAGTGGTATCATCACAAAACAATCAGGAAACGACACATGGCAGTGCAGGATTAAAATGTCATGTTCCGGGTGGTATGGTTACCGTCAGTAATGTGGCGATGGCGACAGGCGGAATCAATTCAGGCAATCTCATAGAATCAGATACAAAATAACTTAAAAACAACTATTATGGCAGAAGACGTAGTAAAAGTAGGCGGTTCTCATGCCGCCCCAACACCTGGAAGCGCAGGTGTTCAAACCCAAGTACCAGGCGCGCCAACAACAGTAAGCGCAGTTGCAGGAGCAACAGGAGATATCGGCGCAGGCAATCTCGTTGAACGTGACATTGACCAAGATCTGTTTCAGTTCAAATCGGACGATACACCTCTCATGCAGTTAATGCTGAGAGCGAAGAAAATCAAAACCAATTCACCGGAAGTTGATCATTACATGATTGACGAACCACGTTCAAGCGTGACTACAACAAGCGCAGTGACAGAGAGTGCAAACCAACAGTTCGTGTTACCTTTGCAATCCAACGACGCAAGCATACCTCGTCCGTATGGTACATTGTTGGTCAAAGGTGTTGACGGTTATGCAGAAGACGGCGTAACAAAAACACCTGGCAAAGACCTTATGCTTTTCGTTGTCGGACACGACGTAACATCAGGTAATCCTATTGTGCGTGCAGTCAACGGTCCTAAATCCGACGCTTCTGATGAGTATTGCAAAACACCGGCAATTCCCGCAGGAACAACACTTATTATTCTCGCCAACGCTCTTTACGAAACACAAAAAGAGGTTGACCCTGATTTGATTGTTCCACAACCAACCACCGTATATCTCCAAAAGAGAGGTATGAATCAAATCGTATCAGACTACTACGAGGCACAAAAAAAACGTATTCCATTTGGCAAGGCGGTTATCGCAGAAGCTGCTATAACAAACTTCAAAGTCCGTGGCAACCGTACCTTGTATGCCGGACGTAAAGGTAAGATTAACGTTCAGACACCAAAGACTGGCGTACAGAGGATCTATTTCTCTGAAGGTGTCCGTTATCAAGTAAGAAAAGAACTTCAACACACTGGAAAGTGGACCATTGAAGAAATCATCGCACTCGCCAAGATGGTATTTACAGGTGAAGATGTTCCTAAGAGCGTCGCTTGTCTCGCCGGTAAGAACTTTTTGGAAAACATTCAATGCATTGACTATTCAAAGCATCCTGAGATTCAGATTACAACCAAGACAAATCCTGTAGGATGGACCGTTACAAACTTCCACACCGTATTCGGCGACTTCGAACTCAAACACGACCCTACACTTGACCGTTTGAAATGGAGCAATTCCGCATTCATCGTCGCATACGACAGACTTGTTCACTACCAATACTCGGCAGAACACAAATCAAGTGAAAGAATGGAAGGTGAAGAAGCGACACGAGAATCTATGTTGGTTTGGGACGCTCTCGCACTCAAAGGTTCATGCCATGTCTGGATCAACGGCGAAGGTACTACCGAACATACCGACGCAGTCCATATCCACATGTGGGATAGCGAAACAGCACCGGAAGAACCGGCAGAAGGTTGTGCATACTACCTCCTGAAAGATTGTCCGGGAATCAACGCTGACGCAGTGGCAGGACAGATTTGGCAATTCAAGAACAACACATGGAGCGAATATTCAGGTGATGTAATGGCAGCCTAAACTAATTTGTTAAACGAAGGCGGGTTGGTATAAAAATCCGCCTTTTTTCAAAATATCGTATCTATATGAAAAAGAAAAAAATTACTTACGGCATATACGGCATGATGGAATGCCAGGTAGTGGTCAAGATAGGCAATACGTCCAAGATGAAAGTTTTGTTCACCGACGGTTCAATGACCGCTTCGGGAGTAACTCCGGCAACTTTCACGACAGATAATCTGATGACACAACATGCCATAGAGAGAAGTCCTGACTTCAAGAACGGACGTATCAAGAAAGTTCGTTCAATAGAACTGAACGAAGAAGTGAAGATTGAAAGTAACAACACGACTTCTGCAAAAAAAGATTCGGAAATAAAACCATTGAATATTTCAGATACAGCCGTTACTGAAGAAGAATCATGCGGTTTAGAAAATGAACAGAATGAAGACGTTGAAGTTGACAGAACGGACAACCTGAAAGAAGAAGATGTTGAATTCGAAAGTAAAAACATTGAAGACACAACAGAAGACAACATCGTTTCCAATAACGAAGAAAAGAAGGTTGTCAACGTGACTGACCTTGAAACAGCTAAAGACTATTTATCCAATACTTTCGGAGTGGCTAAAAGTACATTCCGCTCAAAGAAAAGCGTATTGGAATTCGCAGAATCCAAAAATATTGAATTTGTAGGAATTTAAAGGAGTTTAGCTAATAAGCCGCTATGAAAGTATATTCGATAGAAGAGATCATAAGAGATGTAAGAATTGTACTTGATCTTGACAAGTCCAACAATTCACTTATATTGATTCATGATACAGACGCTCTGTCAATTAATGACATTATTACGTCTAAGATAACAGATGCAGTAAAGCGCATTCATATTACAGCTCCTGCATACTTACTTGATGGAGGTCATAATCTATCGAATTCCGTTCACTGGAAAGATGGCGTTGGTAGCGAATTACAATCATCGCCCGGTACGGGATGGATCCAGCTTCCAGAAGATTTCATGCGGCTTATCTGCTTCTCGATGAGCGACTGGAGCACTATTGTATATAATGCGATCAGCACCGATGATCCTTTGTATAAAAAACAAAGTTCCAGATTTAAAGGAATAAAAGGAAATCCTCAAAAACCAGTATGTATCATAGCAGTATATCCAACAGGCAGAGTGTTAGAGTTTTACTCTTGTAAAAATAACAACGCAACTGTAACTATGGGTGTTTACATGCCTTATCCCAAGATTGATATGTACGGTTCAATAGAAATATGTGAGAGATGCTATACGGCAGTTATTTATACCATTGCCATGCTTGTATCGATAACATTAGGTGAGAACGAAAAAGGTAATTATTTCAATGAATTGGCAAAATCATCATTAATATAATGGCTCTAAATAATCAAAATATTAACGGAGATCTAAGTGTACAAAAAGATCTTAATATCGGAGGGAGCACTACCCAACAAGGTGACGGACTCATCAAAGGCAACCTAGAAGTCAAAGGTTGGCTTATCGCAAACAAGGTTAGAGGTGATTTTGTAAACAAGGGTTTATTTCAATCAGAAGATGAATTAAAAGCAGCTTTACCCAATCCTTATAACGGATGGTGGGCTCTGGTATGTCATACGACCAATCAAAACCCGATGGTATATAATGCGTATTCCGGTCAATGGAAATGGACCGGACAATTTTTTACCGGTATTAATTTCGATTCCAATTATTATAATGAAAAAATAGCAGAAATCGAAGAAAATATTGATAAGATTGAAGATGACATCGAGAACATTCTTAACGACCTCCAATCTCCTGATGAAATAATAGGCTATACTTATTTAGGATTGGCAACGCCTGACATGATGCCGGAGACAGGTGTATTGGCACACAACGTATTTTACATAGCAATTGAAGATGGCGAATATCTTTATTTCGGCATTAAAGAACACATTACAGAAGTAAGTATCATATATGCTTATGCAGGAAGATGGAAAATAGCTGGTTTAGGTATTCCTTTCGGTATTAAAGAACACATGACAACAGTTAATTATAACATTGAGGAGCTTCAAAGAGAGGTCTTCAAAGTAACAGTAACATTAGATAGCAGTCAGAATACGGTAGTAGAATGGCTTGGTCATTCAATAACCAATACACTTACCTGGAGTGTTAAATATAAGGGTGAACCATTAATTCCTTCATCCGTATCACTAACCAAGCAAAAAGATGGAGGCAACGTAGAAACAATAGTTCCAGAATATACCCCTAACACATCCAGCGAGAGTATTAGCGCTCCAATAACAGACCTTGGAGTAACGTCATTTACTGTCAACATAACAGCCAATGGCATCAATCGTAAAGCACAAAAGGCGATAACAACCATTCTTCCTATATATATTGGATTCGGTAAACATATAGCTGACAATGGTTCAATCAACCCTGACGGAACGACACAACAAGGCGGCTTGAATCTAGAAGAACTTATTTTACAAGGACTTCTAGAACGCCATCTACGCACCAATCTTGATAATGTAAAAGAGTTAACCAATAATAACGATTCATATCGGTTGATTATAGCTCTTCCTGACGGCTTGACCCTTGTATCTATTAAATCTAATGGCTTTGACATAGATATGGCAGACAGCGTAAGCGATAAAAGAATTTTAAGCGGTAATGATTATTATTATTCTTTATACAGAAGTTCTGCTCCTATCATAGTTGGTACTATAGAAGAATTGGTTATTGCAATACGATAATTCCCCCTTATAAATAAAACAATTAAAACAAAACAATTATGGCAGTAAAAATTTATGGACAACTAGAATCTGGCATTGCTGGTGGTTATGTAACCGCTCTTGAACAGATTCTAGGACACAAAACAATTCCGCATTATGCGAGAATCAACACTAATACAAACAAAATTGAGTTTATCAATACAGAAGAGGATGAAGGAGCATTGTTTACAGTGGATATTTCCGCAATATCCAAAGATCGACATATTGCAAAAGTCGATGTAGAAAGTGGTTATATCGACTTCAGATTTAATGATGATGACCCTGAGATGCAGGCTCCTATCAGAGTACCTCTCGTCAAAATATTTGACGCAGCGTTGTATTACAGTAAAACTGAAATTGACGAACTTATCGGTGACATTATTATGCCGTTCAGCAGATTTGTCACAAGTGACGCAGGTATGAATATCAGCGACACCAATATAGATGCCGGCGATGCGGCCAATATTGTGTATGACACTTTCACTGAGAGATTCTACTACCTTAAAGACAAATCAACACTTTGTAAAAATTGGAGTACAACGAATAAATATATGGATGGCGATGCTCCTCTTCAAAGAATGTTGTTTTGGGCAAGCCAGTCAGGCGGTGTATATTTTTATGAAGGTGACGAGTTACGTCCTATCTGCGACCAGTCCCAAATCAACGCTGATTTAACAGATATTCGAGAAGATGTTGATGAACTCATGGATGCTGTATTTCCAGTCGGTGTCACCCTATCAGCTGACGGTCCTGCATTGGTTGAATATACTGGTGCAGAAAACGGATATACACTTACATGGAATGTTACACGCAAGGGTACTGGAATAACCCCGGACAATGTGGTAATAACCAAAAAAGAAGGTGGCGGATCCGAACAGAATATAAACAACATCAGTGATCCAACTAACAATACCGGAACCGAATCGGTTTCCGTCAACTATCTAGGCACTACCGAGTTTAGGGCTAAGGTTCAGGCTGAAGGACAAAGCAAAACAGCGACCTTCGCCGTTAAACAAGTATTACCGATGTTTGTCGGATATGCCGAGCACAATTCAGAGTTGGATGCTATTGCAGCGGATCTTGCGGCTAAACATTATAAAGGCGCGGTTAACTCTCTAAGCGGGGTTAATTTAACACCGAACAATATTGTTGAAGGACACCATTTTGTTATAGCTATCCCTAAAGGCAGAACACTTAATTGGGTTAAATCTGGTGGTTATATCGTCGAAATGAACTATACATCACCTAAAAACAGCAAACTTACAATCAGTGGAGAAGAATATGAATATGTAATGTATTATAGCCCTGGCGCTCATGAGGTCGGGCCAATGGGTACTCCTGTTGAAGTTAATATGAATTAATGTTTTAGAAACGCTCTGATATTCTAGTCAGAGCGTTTTATTGCTAATCAAACCTAATCAAATCAATCATGTCAAAAATATATTCAGAACTAGAATCCGGCGTTAAAGACGGCTTCGTCACGCATATAGACCAGGTGCGAGGAGCGGATATGCTCGGTCGGATGGTCAATATAAAGTATTCGGAATTATTGTCGTTACGTGATAACAACAATCTTATTCCAGGCAGCCAGTATCGCATCACCGATTTCGTCACCACATGCAATTCAGCAGGGTCTGTCAGCGGTGTCACCACAAGGTCGGCAGGACATGCTTTTGACATTGTAGTTATTGCCGACAGCACCAATACCCTCAACGAGAACGCACGTGCTGTAATACATGATGGTGACACTTATTTCGCTGGATCGAATTTAGCAGCCTGGCAATTAAAGTATTCTATTGACAACGATACCAGCCATTTCGCTTGGGCTATTCCTGAGAGTGAAGGCGGCAAAGGCGTGATTTACTACATGAAAGATGAGTTTAATAACGAATGCTTTTACGATTTTAAGAATATACAGTATCTGAGAGAAAATGTTTATTATTATACTTTTAGCATACCAATTATTAATATTTATACTTATATAACTGATAAAACTTTTGACGGGTCTATTACCTTAGAAGGTTCATCCAGACTAAAGTGTGTTAATAATACCATATCCTCATATAGGGAAACAGCCACTGATAAACTTATACTTAACAATATTATATTTTTCACAGATCCTATCTTCGAAGATATGCTAGCAGACGCATATTACCTTTGTTTTAATAACAATATAGAAGAAGATTGCAGATCTATGTATCTGCCACGTCCAACTAATACTCATATCGGTAAGAATTGTTATGGAATAGAAATATACCAATTTTTTCATAACAGCAATATAGGTTTTAATTGCTATAATATTAAGAATGTTTATTCTATAGAATATTCAACTATTGGCGATAACTGCCATGTGTTGTTTGAAAATTTCGGACGGTGTGAGTATATTACCGTAGGTAATGATTGTTCTGGAATTAAAACAATTGACAATTATTCCCCATCATTACAAAGATGTGTATTTGGAAAGAATTGTCGCAACTTAACACTCAGCGGGAATGATAGCAATAAATATTGGAATGATTACTTCTTTGAGGATAATACAGGTGTGAAAGCTGGTGAGACTTTAACAATTATTAATCCTGAAACCACTACAAGTCCTGGACAATATAAATTTTACAAAACCAAAATCGCTACCAACTCAGCAGGTGAGGTTAAGATATATTGTGAAGCGGACTTAATAGCATAATTAAAAATCATATATATGGAGACAAAAATAAACACAAATGCTATACCCGACGGTGGTATAGATATAGAAAAACTGAAAGCGGGAATAGTACCTGAGGTTTCACATCTTGAAACCAAAGAAGACGCTTCCGCCAAACTGCAGGAAGCCAAAGACTATACGGATACAAAGGTTGCGGACTTGGTTAATTCCGCTCCTGAAACATTAGACACTCTTAAAGAAGTCGCTGATGCGATACAGGAGAATGAGGCTGTAGTTGATGCTCTTAATAGCGCTATAGGTAATAAGGCTAATTCATCTGATGTCTATAACAAGCAAGAAGTTGATGGTAAGATTGATGCCGCAACCATTACTTTCCAATACGCCGCTAATGACTCCGAAGTACCTGCTGAAAGAGTGCCAGGCGTGGTATATCTCGTGGGAAATGAAAAAGTTATGATAACGTTTACAATAGTTGATGGTGCTACTTATAATACCTATCAAGCCGAAGAAGGCATGACGTGGAGAGAATTTTTAAATTCTAATTATGACCATCATGATATAACTATAGATTCTGAATTTGTAAAGTTTAAGAGTGAAAACATACATAACGGTTATATCAAGGTGCAAGCTGATGATATAATTATAAGTAATTTTCATCACTACAATACTAACAGTGCTGGCGGTGAAAACTAATACTTAATAACCATCAAACATTTTAAACTATGGAAAAAGATATATACAAAATAATAATAGATGAAGACACTTATAATTTCAGGGATAACTCCATACCTGCATGGGCAAAGGAACCCAACAAACCCTCTTATAGTGCTTCTGATGTAGGAGCATTGCCTGTTGGCACAAATATACCTATCATCCAATACATAGCCAATGAGTCATCAATGCCTGAAACTCCGACAGAAGGAATATTGTATCTTATTGGGGAAGAACCTTTAATATCATTCACTATTAATAATACTTCTTATCAAGCAGTTGAAGGTATGACTTGGGGTGAATGGGTTGAGAGCGAGTATAATACATCTGGTTTAAAAATTATAGATGATTATATATGGACAGAAAGTGGTAGCAATACTATTGTAAAGGATGAACATGATTCTTCCTCAAAGGTAACAGCTAACGAAATGATTGAAAGTAATTTTACATATTACCAATTCGCCAGTGGTGGTAGTAGTGATTAATCAAATCTAAATAACTATGCAATACGGAAATAAGAAAATAAAAGATGTACGCTTTGGTAGCAAGAATGTTGTCAAAGCGTTCTATGGGTCTAAGTTAGTCTGGGAGAAAGAGAAAGAGTCATTATGTGATAACTATCTTACTATTGAGGCTCTTGAAGATGGTTTGACGGTTAGTTTTTCAACCAATCCTCTCCTTTATTCTATAGATAATGGTAACACGTGGACAGAATTACCAGCTGATGTCATATCTCCTGTTATTAACACTGGACAAAAAATATGTTTTAAACAAGAAGAAGGTGTTCTTATTCCATCCACAAACTATATGGAAATAGGTACTTTCAGCATTTCTCACAGATGTAATTTATCAGGTAACTGCATGTCATTATATTTTGGAGATAACGCAAAAGGCAAAATAGATATGACGGGTATAAGTTTTTGCAATTTGTTTAAAGATTGTGACACTATAATTGAGGTATCTGATAATTTTTTACCAGCTACCATTGATGGTAATAAATGTTATAATTCAATATTTTCTGGTTGTGTTAATATGATAAAAGCTCCTGCTATACAATTACAAGCATTAAGTAACTGTTCTAAGGCGTTTGATAATTGTAAGTCTCTTACTTTTATTAAAATTACTAATGAAAATTTATCACCTTTTATACCACTAGGGACAAATGTGACAGGTTTAGGAACAGGTGTGATAGAAGAAGGTATTATATATGTTCATCCAAAAAATAATTGTCCTGCTTCCAATCGTTTATATGGAGATGATTTTATTTCATGGAAAATGAAAGATATTTACGAAATACCTAATTCAGAAATTCCAAAAATACAAATTGAAAATTATGATATAAATTCAGATGGTAATATACAAATTAATTATATAATTGATTCTGGGGGATCCTGTATCACGGATTTAAAAATATGTTACAATCATACAGGTAGCCCTAGTATTGAGGATATCACACAACTTATAAAAAGTCCTGTAGTATCAAAAATAACTAGAGATAGTTCTTTAGATTATTATATACGGGTTTACGCCGCTAATAAAAATGGATATTGTTATTCTGATGAAATAGTAGTTCCAAAAGATGAAGAGGTAATTATTCCAACTCCCGGAGGTGGAAGTAATGATTAAACTAAATTTAATATTTATGAATGATTTTAATGATTATATTAAAAAACGAATAAACGAAGGTTATCTTTGTAATATTTGTGCGGATATAGCTAATAACGCCAAATCTAAAAAAGAATTTATGGATATGGTACTTTGCTCAGGGGGTATCTCTTGGTTACAAGAAATGCAAATTAAAGATAGAGGACTTTCATATGACATAATGAGAAATCATTTTAAAGATTATATCAACGGAAAATATATTGCGTATTTTCCAAATTGTAACAATAGTAAGATATATACAGGGGCGTTGTATATGGATATTACCGACAAACTTGATATAACTACCAATTATGTTACATTATTTAATTGTCAATGTGAAATCAATATTCCTGAAAATATAATTGTAACAATGTGTATTGACAAAAATTGTGATGTAATGATTAATTGTCCTGAAAATTCAAGATGTAAAATCGAATGTTATGGAAACGCGATAAGCAGTTCAAATAATGTTAAAATAATATGGTATGGAGTAAAAGATAAGCGTATTAATAACAGTTTATAATGCAAATTTGCAATAAAAAGTACAAAAATGGAAGAAATAATAACGATGACTATAAGCGTGGTTATTGCTCTCGGCGGATTTGAGTTTATCAAATGGCTATTTAATAGGAAAAGCGATTCTCGAGTAGCTGAGGCTAACGCTGATAGTGTCGAGTTGAAGAATGACGTTGACGAATTTCACTTTCTCAAAGAGAGAATCGAGTTCAAGGATAAGCAGCTTATCGAAAAGGAGGAGCGATTCGCCAAGCAGAACGAGTATGCGATGGAACTCAACAGACAGCTCCTTGAGCAGACGATAGAAAACGGCAAGTTGAAGGCTGAAATCAGCGAGCTGAAAGCTGAAAGGAGCATGAAGCTGTGCCAGGTAAGGAATTGCACTAAAAGAGAACCTCAAAGCGGATATTAAATGAAAATACTAATTGACAACGGACACGGAAAGGAAACTCCGGGCAAACGCAGTCCTGACGGCAAGTTTCTTGAATACCGATACACACGTGAAATCGCTAAAGAAGTAGTTGAGATGTTATTGTCTGAAGGTTATAACGCTGAATTATTGACACCTGAAGAAAATGACGTTCCTCTTAAAGAACGTGTCAAAAGAGTTAATTATATATGTTCTGACATGGGGAAAGACAATGTAATACTAATATCAATTCATGTCAACGCTTTTAAGGATTCAGAAGAATGGCAGTCTCCAAGAGGATGGAGCTGTTATACCACACCGGGCAAGACGCTATCAGACGACTTGGCTGTAATACTGTATGAGGAAGCATTAATTAATTTCAAGGAACATTGTATCAGAATGGAAATGTCGGATGGAGATCCAGATATTGAAGAAAATTTCTACATCCTCAAGAAAACAAAATGCCCAGCCGTACTCACGGAAAACTTCTTCATGGACAACAAAGAAGATGTTGAATATCTTCTTTCTGGAAAAGGCAGATATACAATAACAAAAACCCATGTTGACGCTATTAAAAAATTTGTAAATAAGAGGAAATTGTTATGAAAGAATTTAGAGCAGCACTTTCGGCATTTATAGTAGGCATACTTATCGTATTATTAGGTGTAAGCGGACGTAATATGCTTGAACATAGTGAATACAACGGGCCCGTCAGAGACACGGTATATGACACTATAACATTTTATAAACCTGTGCCCAAAGACAGCACTGTCATAAAGTACGTAACAGTAAAACTACATGTCACGGATGATAAGGAAAACAACTTCCCTATCACAGACGATGCGATTCAGTCTGACAGTTCTGATGTAATTATACCTATAACGCAAAAAGTATATACCGACGACAGCACATATACAGCATACGTAAGCGGTTATCAACCCTCATTGGACAGTCTTTTATTTATGAGACGCACAGAAACGATAATTGAGACTATTCGCAGCCCTACTCGAGAATTTAAAAAAAGATGGTCTGTCGGTGTTCAAGTAGGATATGGCATCACTATCGATGAAACACCACAATTTATACCCTATATTGGATTAGGAGTAACATACAATTTGATAAATCTATGAACATAATATTATTAAAGGTTAACAAAAAGAGTGTATTCAACGAGATTGCCAAAACTACTTCATACGCTGGGGCTAAGATGGAAGACGATCAAGCCTATGATCGTATATTCACAACAGATGAAGATATCGAAATGCTTGAGCGGTTTTGGAACGAATCTAAAAATTCTATAATCAGTTCTCTTAAAAAACTGATTATAGATGAGAAAGAAGAAGAAGAAGAAGGAGTTTACATAATAACACTTGGATTATCAGGTTCTTTCGATAATAATCTAAGCGAAAGTATGAATAGTAGCATGTTTTCTTTTTTTGTTAATAATATTACATCCAAATGGTTTAATATATCATATAAGGGGGAAGCCATTGGATGTGCGGAAGAAGCCGCATTGCATTTAGAGGACATCAAAAGAAAGGCGTTATTCAAGAAAAAACCTCAACGTCCTATATATTAATATTAATCTAAAATTTTCACAACAATGGAATTAAAAGTAACGCAGCAGGTTAAGGAGTTAATATACGATATCCAGAATAAAGCATACTTAACAGGACAGGCCCGAGAAGCAGATGGAACATATAATTACGAAGCATCATCTAACATGCAGGTTAGCGATGATCTCGAGAATAGTTACCAGATAAGACGTTCTTTGGCAACGGCATTTTCATCCTTAAAAAGCCTTCTTGGAGAATATCTTCAAGAAAACACCACAACAACAGACAATCTCATCGACGAGGAAATCGACAACGATGGCGAATTGGTATTAACATTTGAGATGCCTTCTAATTACAATAGTTCATCTGCTGATGCTCTTGGTGCTGGCATTCATTCTTACCTGGTTGACATGTCATTGTCTGAATGGTTTGCAATCACCAACAAGGCTGATGCGTCAGTATATTTAGAACACTCAAAAGTGTCATTAGAATACGTTAGAAGAGCTCTATACAAACGCTCACGTCCACAAAGACCAAATTATTCGTAATCATGTCTTGTTCTAAAGGTGTCAAAAATGTAACTCTGACTTTTAAAATGTCAGAGTTATTATATGATGCAGCTAACTATTCTTATATAGAAGCTGACATCATGAAAGGCGATGACGAACACATCAGACATCAGGTCTTCGACATCGGTCAGAACGGCAATGTTGACAGGGTGACACGTGTGCTCAACCTCGCTCATGCCGAATGTATCGAGATGCTGTTTCCCTATACTAAGAGAGAGACGTTGGTGTCAGAACTAAACGATATTCTATCAGCACCGGAAGAATACCATATCGTGATGAGCGTACCATACAATTTCTCGGAAACTACCGTAGTACTGCTCAAAAACCTTATCCATGAATATCTTGTATGTAGAGTCTTGGAGGACTGGATGAGCATTACCAAGCCAGAAAGTCAATCCAATTGGAATAATAAGCTGGAATCTATCAGGAGGAAGATACAGATATCTCTAACATCAAGAGGAACAGTGCTAAGACGTAAACAAAGTCCTTTCTAAAAGCAATAAAGCCGAGCGCAAAAACTCGGCTTTATTGCTATCTTAACTTGTTTGTAAGACGATGTTCATATTGCACAGAAAATCCCCGCAGACTTTCTGATCTGTTCAAATTCCTGACAACGGCAATCATATAATATTTGTATGGTGTTCCTCTGAATCCGCTCATCTTGATATCGTTCGATGACCACACTACAGACCAGTTGCAGGTATCGTTAGAACCATAAAGTATCTGTGCGATATTTTTATTTTTTAGATCACCCCTCTGTATTATGGTAGATATCGTCTTATGAACATCAGGTTGCTCCATCTTGAACGGACGAGTGATAAGTAATACTGTATTAGAATACATTGACAAATCCACTACGCTGTCAGAAGCTCCTTTTGTTATAGGATCGTCAGGATTGGGATCTATAATTTCTGGTGGTGCAACCGCCGTTTGTTTATTTTGATAATCGGAAAAATCAACCAAGACATTATCAGCCATTGCCAAAGCTTCAGGATATGATAAGACATTATCAGTTACACGACTAATCATCACACCCCATTTCTGCGATTGAAAAGAATATACATATGCATAACTAATAGTTGGATTATACACTATAAGATGTTGGTGCGAATAATCATATATCATTCTGCATTCTTGTATAAATTCTTTGAATGACACATATCTTATATCCTCTTTATCAATAAGTTCATCATCACTCGTAATAGAGTTGTATATAGATATCAACTGATCAATTTTAGGAATATTATTGATATCGAATACATCTTCCGTATTAAGTCTGTCGCTAATACAGGTAACATCGGATCCGGAAAGCAGCATGATACCTCTTTGTGTAGCGAACAATACCGCACTGTCGAGTTGGGTTATGCTGTCTGGATTTATGACAACATCTCTTGATATAGGCTGACGTGCTGAATATGTACCTGTTGATGTAAGTTCTAAGGCCCAAATACCGTCTGATGTGAATGCGTATAACGGATACTGACCAAACTGACCTTGTGACAACGCTTTGGCAGCTGTTGACAATGCGTATATCTTTGACACGGGTAACGAAACCGTATATTCCTCCGAGAACCTGAACGGATTATTCACATCAGAAAGATATATAATGTTACCATATTCTATTATATTAGCAGTCGGAATCATAAAATCATCAGGACTAACCAATTCCTCTCTTTCATACTTTAAACAATCAAAATTATTAAAAGCAAACGATTGGTTTAGAAATTCATGTCTAGTAAGAGGAATAATACATTTGTAATATTTTGTATCTGTATTTATATCCTTCATATATTTAGTTGTAGTACAATAAACACAGAGGTTTCTGGCATTAATATCAGGGAATGAAAACATCAACAGATCTTTTAAGAAAAACATTTCCTGTTTTTCATCAACAGGAATTTCGACATATGCATATTGACCATTTTCATATATCTCAACATAAGCCTTGTTAACTTCAGTTTGGCTGACATTTAAACCTCCGTTAAAATCAATATCAAGAGCTGGTTTTCTTGCAGGATTCTGCTTTCTAAGTGATGTACAAGCATTCCTTATACGCTTCTCTCTCAAAATAATATTGACACGATTATTATACACGAATGTAAGATCTGATATTGGTTGATTATGATTTTGAGCGATATCTGACAATGTCTGATGAGTAGTTATATTAATCAATTCTCCTGTTTTAATAGGAATTTTACCACTAAACATATTGTTCTCAAAATCCGTAATCTTTAGTTCCGCCACCTTATAGAATGCTGTACAATTTTTTAATGTGTCTTCATAGCTTATGTTATCCGTTCTTATTAATTCAATGTAATGATGAGGTTTATCTATAATACCGGTACTGTGTTGAAGGACAAAGAAAAAACTAGTAGTTTCTTCAGTAAAAAATAATATTTTGGGTTGGCCTATATAATCACTCAAATTATACACATCATAATTACCACTTATGCCATAAGTAGCAAAGAAAGCTGACTTCTCAGCATCATTTAGCTCGACAAGAACATTTTGCTGCCCCAGTTCATTGCCAATATATATAGATTCCTGAGAGACATCCACAACCAAATATACAGATATTATATCTGCAGCAAAATTGATACCATATTTATGGTTTTGCGGTACGCTTATAGTTGGCCCTATGGTGTAATTCAAGAAGTCTTCCATGTCATCTATATCCTTCCACTTCAGTACACCCTCTTCCATGCACATTGATAATGGAGCCTGACCTGTTTTTAGCCATCCTGTGTCAGATTTAGTATAGAACGGTAATTTTTTAATTGATGATAATGTTTCCGGATCATCAGAATAACTCACAAGAGGTTCGCTGACAAAAACATCAATATCGGTTATCAGATCTTTCCACAATTCAATATTGTCAGGCAATGTAATATCAGCCATCAATTCTGACAATGACATTAACGGTTCTAAAGTTCCAGACGAATCTGTCACGCTGACTCTCCACAGCGTTCCACCCGCTGTTGTAGGAATTAATAGTACAGGTACTGTATGTCGTATATGAGTGCCATCAAACATTCTGTACGCGCAACGAACATAAAATGGCTCTATCAAGTATCCTTGTTCTCTGGCGGTATGTCTCCAGCTGTTTAACACGGCAAATAGCCTTTCATAAACTTTTAGCCTTGTTTCTCCGTATAAAGGAATACCTTCAATGCTATCACTATATAGTTGTCCGAATAATTCAGTATTTATACAATCCGCAAGACCCAAATTCAAATTTCTATCTATTTCATGCCTTAATTTCACAAAAAGTTTCGTTTGGTTACATATCTCTGTCTTAATATACGAAAAGACATTCAATTCAGGGATTTCATCTCCTAAAAATATATATCTGTCATCTTTCCATAAGAAATAAAACATTCCTTCCGAAGTAAGCACTATAAGCGTATTACCGACTGATATTACCTGATGTATTGTCTTCCCATAGAAATTACCTATCCACAGTCCTCCTTCTGAAGATATGGATCTATACGTCATTATATTTAGTTCATTAATAACAATATAATGTTTTATCACGGATGTCTCATGAACACATACAACTTTTTCTCCATCTTCAAGACACATAATGATCTTGGGAGACAGCAGAGGTTTGATCGATCCGTCTTCATTTATCGCATTAAGACTCATTGCCAAGTCGCCGTCAGCGCATTCGTAGTCCGAAGGACTGGCTGAATATCCGTTGTATTTGATTTCTTTGATCATTTTATAAAAGGTGTTTGGTTATTATTGGTAACATGTTTCCATACTTCTCATCGGTTATCTTCTCTCCTACCGAAAGTCTCACGATATCATTAGCGTTGCATTCTGCAAGAATGATTTTACATAATCTTACCGACCACGCCCTGAAATGACTTCCGTACATGCCGCTTTTATGTACCCTACCCTTGCATCTGCTAGCCATTGGCGCACGGTGCTTTACATAAAGGTAAAATTCCTCTCCATCAGTCATTATGTCAATCGTGTCTCCAGCAGATAACCGGAGACATGAAACGACACTCGAAGTGATATCAATCTTTCCTGAAGAGTGGAATGTGAGGTCAGGTTTTCTTGTATTTCCCAAAAGGCTTTTCATTTTCCAAAACTACGATTAAAACAAGTTGGCTTTGGTTTAACTTTTTACATTTCAATTATAGTAATGCCTTGCGGTGCTCGACGGTTGCCGCCGAAGTAAAGACCACAACCGAATGTAAATTTGCATTGCGTTTCAAATTCAATATAATCAAAGAATTCGTCATTAATATAAAACCATAGCTTGTTATCTTCTCTTTCAATTACAAGTTTTACTGGCTCGTTAATTTGCAGGGTAAATGGATTTTCAAATACCCTCTGACCATCGATGTAATAGTATGTCGTAATCTCTATTCTGTCAGTTCCTGGATTGTATCTCCATACAAATCTTGCTGAGTTCTTGTGTATGCCGTTCCATCCGAAACATATTCCAAACAGTTTGTTCCAATCATGCTGGTCGTTGCCAGTAAGATAATATCTGCACGAATCGGTAAATGTGATTGTCTTTGCAATGATTTGTTTTTTATAGCTTCTAATCCTGCTGATGTTGCGGAAACATGCAGGAATAAGGGTGAAAGGACGGTGAAAACCTTTTAATATAAGCTGTCTTTTCATATCTTATGCACTTTAAAATCTTTGATTATAAAAGGAAAACTGAAAGACTTGATGTCGCCTTTTCTTGACAGGTCGAACTTGTCGTTAGGCCAGATGTTGAAGATCACCCACATTCCTTTTGTTTCCATTTTGGAAAGGACCTTCTTATTGCGCACAGTTCTCACAAGATGATCAT